TACTGTTACCTCTAAGGTTGCAAAGCAACTGTATGAACAGTGGGTTGAAAGAGGTATAAGCTATGCCAATCATGGTGCTACCTGTGCCAGCCGTGTGTTTAACTACGCTATTGCTATGGAGCAGATACAGTTCAATCCATTCAGCAATATCAAACGTAAAGCTGCACCACAACGTAAGGTAGTTTGGAAACATTCTGATGTGACTAAGTTTCTTGACGTTGCATTTGACCAGTACAGGTATCGCAACATAGGTATGATTGTGATGATGGCATACAAGTGGACGCAGCGACTAGGTGACATGCGTAATCTGACATGGGACACGATAGACTTTGACAAGCAGATGCTGTGCCTTGAGCAATCAAAGCGTAGGGCAGAAGTGTTCCTGCCTATTGATGACGAGTTGTTTAGTATGCTGCAAGAACAGCATGAAGACCTTGGCTTTCAACCATACGTAGCACCGCATCCAGAGCCTGTAGCTGGTGGCTTTCAGCCCTATGCTATGGAAAGATTGTCCAAGGTTGGACGTAAGGTAATGCGAGAGGCTGGCTTGCCAGAGAAACTACGGCTGATGGACCTACGTAGGACAGGTGTTACAGAAATGATGGAAGCTGGTGTGCCATTGCCTCAGATTATGTCGGTGACAGGACACAATCATGTGTCTTCTGTGAAACCATACATGAAAAATACATACCTGTCTGCAAATAATGCCTTGACAGCCAGATATGCTCATGTAAAATCGAACACAGAGAGTAACATAAGAAAGTAATACACTATGAACATAATAGAAATCATAAATGACTTACAACTTACTGTCGGTGACAGCAAACGCATGACATGTCCTGTATGTCATACAAAGAATACATTTACTATTACTAATACAATGGGTAAGATTGTATGGAATTGTTACAAGGCTAGTTGTACAGTTAGTGGTGCAACCAATGTGTCTATGTCTGTAGGTGATGTTCGTAAGGCATTAGGTTATATGATTGACGAGCTAGACCCTACCCCATTTGTAAAGCCTGACTACCTAGTTAATGATGGGCCTGAGTGTTGGGGCTTCCTTAAACAGTATGGCTTATCATCTGAAGATGTTATTGTATTGTATGACGTAAAAGATCACCGTATAGTCTTTCCTGTGCTAGATGACAGAGGTTGCATAGTTGATGGATCAGGTAGATCACTGGGAAAAAGAATACCTAAATGGAAAAGATATGGTAATAGTGACTTGCCATACCATTGTGGATGTGGTAATGTCGCTGTAGTGGTGGAGGACAGCGTGAGTGCCGCAGTTGTAGGTGCGACAGTGAACAACGATCTAAAGCTGGATGCCAAAGATGATGATGTATATGTCGGGGTGGCTGTGTTGGGTACGTCATTATCAGAGGGACACAAGCGATACTTGTCGCAGTTCTCTACCATAATAGTAGCACTTGACCCCGATGCTTTACCCAAGTCACTCAAGTTTGCTAAAGAATTACGCACGTACTGTTCAGATGTTCGTGTACTAAAGTTGACAGACGATTTAAAATATAGTAACCCTGACGATATCAGTAATCTGATAGCCCTAACACAAGGATAAACCCCACATGGAACTAGCCCTAATACGTAGCCTGATGAACAAAGAGTTTTATGACAGTCATCGTGGCTCCCGATGCCCTGAACGATTGTTCAGCCCTGATGTACGCAAGATTAAGAAAGCCATTGACAGTGCCATGCACCGTTATGAGCGTACCGTTACACCTGACGAGATTGAGGCGTTGTTTATGTCAAACAATGCTACCCTGACTACAGCACAGAAGACTGCCTACAGTGCGCTGTTCGCTACAGTAAAACGAGAACAGCCTATGGGTGAGGACATTGCACAAGAGGTGCTGTCCAAGCTGTTTCAACAGGTGATTGGTGAGGACATTGCTAACCTTGGCTTTGATTATGTCAATGGTACAAAGGATACCCTTGAGCCATTACGTAATATGCTTGAGCAATATGGTGATGACTTCACGCCTAAGCTAAACATTGAATGGGAAGACACAAGCATTGATCACATCCTTGCACTCAACAGTCTTGAGAGCCAGTGGACATTCAACATCCCTACACTTACCCGTAAGGTTGAGGGTGTTAATGCTGGTCACTTAATTGAGATTGGTGCTAGGCCCAACACTGGCAAGACTTCATTCCATGCCAGCCTGATTGCTGGTGAGAATGGCTTTGCATGGCAGGGTGCTAAGTGCATTGTGTTATGTAACGAGGAAGGCTATCACCGTGTAGCACACCGCTACATCACTGCCGCCTCTAACATGGAAGCCAAAGATGTTGTAGCCAACAAGTCAAAGGCAATGGCTGCATACGATAAGATCAGAGATAACGTCAAGTTCAAGGACGCTACTGATCGTGACATGGCATGGGTTGAGAGTGTCTGTAAGACATACAAGCCTGACATTGTGGTTCTTGACATGGGTGACAAGTTCGCCAAGACTTCTGGCTACTCTCGCCCTGATGAAGCACTAAAGGCTAACGCTATCTATGCCCGACAGATTGCAAAGCAACATGGCTGTGCTATCTTCTACATGTCTCAGTTATCGGCAGAGGCAGAGAACAAGGTAGTACTCAACCAATCCATGATGGAAGGTAGTCGTACAGGTAAGGCTGCAGAGGCAGACCTAATGCTATTGATTGCAAAGAACCCACCTGTTGAGGGACAGGACGAAGAAGATACTATGCGCCACCTTAATATTGTTAAAAACAAACTGTCGGGTTGGCATGGTATTGTACATACCAATCTGAACTACAAGACAGCGAGGTATGAGGCATGATAGATAGAGACACACACAAAGAGTTATGTGAAAAGTACGAGGTTGTAAAACGTGACGCAAAGTATTGGGAAGCACAAGCTAAGACATTACGTACTCGTAACGTACATTTACTAGAAGATGTAGAAAGACTGTCTGCACAACTAAGACTATGGAAAGGCACAGCACCGTGAACAACTATGTATATACAGCCATTGGACTTGTGGTATTCTACGTTGGCCTCAAGATGTTTAGTGGTGGCATGAAAAGTATGGGTAACATAGATCACTTACAGTGGTTCTTAGGCAACCCTATCTATATGTTCTTTGGGTCAATCGTTATGACACTGGCGTGGCAGAGTAGTAGCCTGTCCACTACGGCTATCATTGCCTTGGTTGCATCAGGTGTGCTACCCTTACCTGCTGCTGTGGCTGCTGTGCTTGGGGCTAACATAGGTACAACAGGGACTATATGGCTGGCAGGGCTGCTAGTGTCTGACGGTATGCCAAGGGGTGACACGTTACGCATAGCCATGATACACACTGGCGTAAATCTTTTGATGGCGATAAGTCTGTTGCCATTTGTAAATCATATAGCTAAGTATGTTGGGAGAGTAGGATGAGTTGGTGGAGAGAAAATATATCCGTTAATATCCGATAATATCCGAAAAGGAGAGTAGAATGACTGATGTGGATAAAACAAGGAACGTGGAACAAGCCTTAAACGCAATATACAGGGCGCTGTTAGAGTTATGTGACGCAGGAGATTTTACTGATGAAACTCTTGATGAAGCCTTTGAGCTTGTGGTCCGAAGCAAGGTTAAGCTAGAAAGATGGATCAGGGAGAATAATGATGATTGAGGTAACATACATAGACCATATGGGTAGTGACCTGTCTGTAGTAAACGCAGCACGGGTATCATTTGGTAAGAAGAGTGCATCACTGGGGTATAGTAGGTGGGTTGATGAAAATATGAAACCTATCATGTATGATAAGGATAAAAGGTTAATCAAGTACTTAGCCAAGCATAAGCATATGTCACCCTTTGGTCATGCCTTTGCCAGTTTCCATGTCAAGGCTCCTATCTTTGTAGCTAGGCAACTGGTCAAGCACAAGTTCCTACGTTGGAATGAGATTAGTCGTAGGTATGTGGATGATGAACCAGAGTTCTATGAACCTGATGAATGGCGTGGCAGGGCTGACGATAAAAAGCAGGGCAGTGCTGGTGCTGTAGAGTCCGTACCTGTTGGTGCTTTAAAGGTTCAAGGCTATTGCCTAGCAGCTTACCAAGACCTATTGTCTAGTGGTATCTGTCCAGAACAAGCACGTATGGTGTTGCCACAAAGCACCATGACTGAATGGTATTGGTCAGGTAGTCTTGACGCCTTCTCTGACATGTGTATACTAAGATGTAAAGAAGACACACAATTTGAAACAAGAATAGTTGCAGATGAAATATCTGCTTGTATGAAAGACCTGTTTCCTATAGCATGGGGAGCATTGACCGTTTGATAGGATACCCGACACATGATACTGACACTAGACGTAGAGAATACAACGACAACACGTGATGGAAAGCTGCACCTTGATCCATTTGAGAAAGACAATTCATTGACACAGGTAGGTACACTGGATCAGGCAGGTAACGAACACATCTTTACCTTTGACCATTCAGAAAAGCAGGGTACAGCATTTGATCATCAGTGTGTGCAGTCAATGCTTGACAAGACTACTGTACTGGTTGCACACAATGCTGTACATGACTTGCTGTGGTTATGGGAGTCAGGCTTTACCTACGATGGTAAGGTGTTTGACACCATGCTTGGTGAGTATATCTTACAGCGTGGGCAGAAGCAACCCCTTTCACTTGATGCATGTGCAGAGCGTTACGCATTAGACACACAGAAACAAGACACACTCAAAGAGTATTTCAAGAAGGGCTATACTACACGTGACATACCCTTGGCTGAGTTGACAGAGTACCTGTCTCATGACCTACATGCTACGCAGCAGTTGTACAATACAATCACTGCCAAGCTAGAGGGTACTACCCTGCAGGACAGTGTTGATCTGACTAACCAACTTGCCATACACCTTGCTAAGATTTACCAGCGTGGGTTCAAGGTTGATACAGATGCACTAGAGGCAGTACGTAAAGAGTACGAGGATGAACGTGACGAGTTAGTGCGTAGCCTTGAGGCTCACACACATGAGTTGATGGGTGACAGACCTGTGAACCTCAACAGTCCAGAGCAACTTGCATGGGTTGTGTATGGTCGCAAGCCTGATGACAAAAAGGTGTGGCCTACATTGTTTGAGGGACGTATGGTAGATGCTAAGTTCAAGTCTACCGTTACCAAGCACTCAACTAAGTTGTACAAACAGAAGGCAAAGCAATGCAAGACCTGCTATGGTAGTGGGCAAATCAGGAAGGTAAAGAAAGATGGAACTCCTTTTGCAAGACCCAACAGGTGTGTCGGGTGTGATGGTTGTGGGTATACTTTTGTGGATACTAACCAGTTAGCTGGCCTACAATTCACTGCACCTACTGCCAAGTTTATCAGTGCCAATGGCTTCAGTACAGGCAAGGACAGCCTGACATACCTTGAGGGTGTGGCTAGAGCCAAGCAGATGCCAGAGGCAGTCAAGTTTCTACAGAACATGAAGCGTCTGAATGCCATTGAGGTATACATTGCCAGCTTCATTGGTGGTATTGCTACCCACACCAAGGCAGACGGTAAGCTACATGCCCGTTTACTGCAACACAGGACAGGTACAGGCAGACTATCAGGTGCTGACCCTAACATGCAGAACATGCCACGTGGCGGTACGTTCCCTGTCAAGCGTGTGTTCGTATCACGATGGGATGGTGGACAGATCATGGAGGCTGACTTTGCACAGCTAGAGTTTCGTGTAGCTGCATTCCTGTCTCAAGACATGGTTGCTATTGACGAGGTAATCACTGGCTTTGATGTACATGCCTACACTGCCAAGACCATCACAGATGCTGGTCAACCTACTGCTAGACAAGCTGCCAAGGAACACACCTTCGCCCCTCTGTTTGGTGCTACAGGGTATGGACGTACACCAGCAGAGGCTGCATACTACACAAAGTTTATGGACAAGTACAAAGGTATTGCTGCATGGCACAAGAGACTAGCTGACGAGGTACTGGCTACTGGCTGCATTACCACACCATCAGGTAGGGCATTTGCTTTCCCTGATGCTACCCGTAACAAACATGGAGGTGTGACATATTTCACACAGATAAAAAATTATCCGGTGCAATCCTTTGCAACGGCTGACATTGTACCTATATGTCTGATATACATTGACAAGATGTTGGAGGCAAACAAGATGCAGAGTTGTATAGTCAACACCGTACATGACAGTGTGGTACTTGACATACACCCTGATGAAACAGACAAGGTACTCAAGATCATAGACAGAACAAACGACAGGCTGATATCCATTGTCAACAAGAAATGGAATATAGACTTCAACATTCCTCTATTATTAGAGGCAAAGATTGGTCCGAATTGGCTTGACACCAAAGACGTAGCATGATATAACTACAAAATTCGCTCAGTGTTAAGGAGAACATACA